TAGTATTAATGTCTAAGGTGACTACGCACCATATCTTGTCTGGATTAAAGCCATTAGCTTCAATGTCCAGAACTATAGATTTAGAAGTCATAGTTACTTGTTTCCTGTATTATTGGGGCCTGACCAGCCTCTAATCGGCTAGTATCTGAGTTATAGAACAACCAGCCACCTACGCCTGTATTACCTGTCCTACGACATTTAACTAGCTGGATCTTAGTACAGTTTCTAGCATACTCATCTTCAGATAATTTGTCACGACTTAATAAGATAGTATTAAACGCAATCTGGTTAATAGATCCTGAGCCTTTCATATCATATTCGTTTACATCGTGTGCATCCTTAGCACTAGGCTTACGCATATGACTGACTACAATGATACTGACTCCAGTTTCTTTAGCTAGTTTAAGGCACTTATCCATAAAGGCATCTACGGTTCCATTCTCATTGGAGGTCACAGCAGCCTGTAGAGGATCTAGTATTAGAACATCACAGTCTAGCCCTTTAACCATGTAACGCATTTTAGAGAACAGTTCATCTGCCTCTAGAGCCCCTTGATGGTCTAGTATATGTAACTTATCTGTATCAGCTAATTCCGAATACTTCTTATGTAACTGGTCGTAGTCCCGTTCAGGTTGAGGTACGTTAGATATGTTCTGACCGATATGTACAGAGATTAATTTCTCTATTGTTTCGCCTACGTCAGCCTCTAGGAAAATACAACCTATACGCTTATTAGACTCCATCAACATGTCGTAGACTAGATTATAGACTACTGTACTTTTACCGATAGATGTTAACGCCCCTAGTACCGTGATTTCACCAGCCGCTATACCACCATTCATCATGGCGTTTAGTGATCCGAATGCTTTAGGTAAAGGAGTAACCTCTTCAGTACCTCGCTTTACGAATAGATCCCAATTACCTGCATCTGACAAAGACACTACACCAGCAGGTCTATGAGGTTTAGCAGACCACCAGCACTCGGTAAACTCTTTAACCTTGCCTTTCATCAACATCTCAGAAGCATCTTTAAGAGGCATCTGCATCACTTTTACTTTGTTAGGTGAGAATAAATCTACGATATTCTTAGTCGCGTCTGAACCTGCATCGTCTTGATCCATACAAAGTATGACACTATCAAACGACTCCAGAAACTCAAGTGATTCTTTGATACCCTTCACCGCACTACCTGAGCCGTTCTTTAAACTCACTACAGGCCATTTACCGTGAAACATAGAGCTAACTGCCAGTGCGTCTAACTCGCCCTCAGTGACCGTTATATAGCGTCCACCAGCACGACCCTCAAATACATTTTGACCGAACAGTCCTGCATCCCCTAGATTACCACTGCAAAAGAATTGCTTATACTTAGTTACCCGTGTCTTTAAGGCAACAATCTTATTGTCGCTGTTGTAGTACGGGTAGTGGTGTTTAGTGATATCTCCTTTAGCGTCATACTCTATTGTAACGCCAAACTTGTCTAGAATATCTTGGGATAATCTACGGTCTGGTATAGAGCCCTTAGTGCCCTTGATTAGATCCTCTTTATTTACCTCTTTACGAGGAGGTGTAGGAACTACTGTCGATTGATTGTGCATTGATTCACCTGATTTAATAAAGTGACCACAGCCTACGGAATAGCAGGTAGAGTGCCCATCTTTATACTTAACTAAATTATCTTTAGACCCACACTTAGAGCAAGGGCCTCTACTGTCTACTTCTGCGTTACCAGCCGAATAGTTGATAGCCATTTATCGTGATCCTTTTTTGTTAGGTAATGTGTCAATAAGTTAATGATTGCTGCTAGGGTAACTCTGTCGTTATCCCTTTGCCTAGTGGTCGAATACCACCCTTCGTCCTCTACTGCATAGTCTAGGACGTTATAGTAATTCTTTAACTCAGATATTACCAACTCTTCAATCTGCTGATCTGTTAGATTCATAGATCCTCCAACCTAAGCTTTAACTTAGCTATCATATCCTCATTGTATGCTACAAACTGACCGCCTCTTTTAACACCCTCTTCATAGTTTGAAATTTCTGTTTCAATCTTAGTACGGGCTTTAGACGCTGCAATCTTTTCCTTTAGTGATTTATTTTTCAGTGTCTTAATCATTAATTCAGTCATGTTATGGAAGTCTCATTATCTGGTTTATTTTTTCTTTTCTTTGACTATCAATTTTACCGTACAAATCATTGTATGCGATAGCTGAAACGATAGCACTCTGGCCTCTATGTAATAACGTGGCGCAGTTTAAGTAAGAAACTCCTAAGACTCGCAGTTCTACTAGCTTGTCTAATTCAGAAGACTTCCAGTACACTTGAGGGCCCCTGTATCTTTTATTATCTTCTTTTGGTTTGATTTCTTCAGTTCTGAAACTTGCAGGAATCTTTGGTTTGAATATTAAGCTCATAATCTAATTGCTCCAATACTTTGTTCATATAATCTTCATATAATAGGTTTAGGTCAGCGTCCATCTCTTTAGGTTCGATAGTGCTTTTCCTGTAGGCTTTCTCATACTTAATCCTAGCATCCTCTACGGGATCATCTTTGATTGTCTTCATAGCATATTCTCTTTGGCACACAAGGCTGCTGCCTGTACCTCTTCAGGGCCCCATGTAGCTTCGCTGTGAGTATACAACTCATCACACCATAATTGCTTGTAATCGTTCTGAGGTGGTGTGCCACAGCCAGCTATATAGACTACCATAAGTAATATCAATAACCGTTTCATTTATACTCTCCCCATGATTTCTTCATGGGCCAATTGCTGAACAAACTCAGAGTTTTCGTTAGTTAACTTTTCTAATTGATCATCTGATAAGGGATTTCCGTTAGCATCTATGGCTTCTGAAATATAAGCATCTACAAAATCTGGATAATCATTCATGCAAACACCGTCTACTGTCACATCTCTTAAATCATATATATTCATTTTATTATCCTCTATTTAGTTACAAATAATACAATGTCTTCACCTGTCGTTAGGCTCGATATTGGGATAGCTACACCGTCTTCTGGAGGTGGCTGTGCGCCTACATAAGCCCATGACTTCCCTGCTTTAAAGTCAGCCTTAACAGCACTGACAAACTCAGGGTGATCTACTGTAAACATAGCACTCATTAAAATTATACCTAAAAACATACGTTACTCCTTTATTAATTCATCTAGTTTACTACATACTGCTTTGAGAATATCATCATCATCAATATCATCAAACGACCCTATGCTTAATACTTTATCTATACTCCACTCTACTTCAGGGCACTCGGCTGGTTCTTCCATACTAGCTGGAATAGAGCCACCGCTTACAGTAACATCAACCCTTAGTTCCCATGACTCAACTTCTAAATCAAACGTATATTTACTACTCATAATTACTTACTCCTTTAAATCATCTAGTTCTGACAATGCTAAGTTATAGCAGTCACTTCTAAACATAAACCCGTTTGATGGGTCTACATCATCTTTAAATTTCTTAACTGCCAATGTGTAATATAACTCTTTAGGTATAATTCCTGCAAAGTATAAAACTGACAAGTCACTCTTAATACGGGTGAATGCGTAATAGTCACAATTCTGTTTTGTATTGATTGCGTTTACTGAGCATTCATAATGAGGCTGTGGAATAGACCTGCATTGTTTAGACTTAACATCCACTGTAGATCCGTCTTGCATTATGAGGTCGTAATCGTAGGTATTAGCCTGTTTCCAGCCTAAGTGGTGTGACAGTACCACCTCTCCTAGAAAACCGATTACATTACCCTTCCCTCGCGTTATAGAGTTCTTTAATATACCCATCTCTTCAGACATATCTTGTGCCTGTTTTATTTGTTCCTTAGTCGTTATAATTGTTTGCATTTTCACTTTCCTTTAGAGACAAAAAAGAACAGTTTTACATCTTGTTCAGGATGTTTTAGGAGAATTATATAATGCTAAAAGTCTGTAGTTTCTTCAGCATTCTCAAAGTCTAATGGAATATCACCTGTACCCATCTCTAATACTTTGACTCGGTTAGCATAAGTCGCTAAACCATGTTGAGGGTGAATATTACCGTGTTTCCACTGTACCCTTACTTTAGTACCTCTAGGCAACTCTTCAGTCATAGACATAGCCTGACCGTTATCGTCTAAAATATCAATACTATAGCCAGACTTAAACTTTCGTTGTGCCACACCTTGATAATCTTTAATGATAACGTCTAAAGCCGATAACTTAGCGGCCTCTTCTTTATCCATACATAATGTTATGTTATATCCTACGTCCTGACCCTGATATTGGTCTTCTGTTAAGACATGACTAAATGCGATATAACCTTCGGTTACTGATAGACTCATAATTAATTACTCTTTTTTAGATTACGTTTATAGGTTTTAATACCTATGATTTATCAACAGGCCCTAGCTGCTCTTCAGTGAAACTTCTTTATAATTATTTAAGGATTATAATAAAGTTTAATACTGAAGAGTGCCTAAGTGCTAAGGAACTATTTTGAGTTTAGCATAGATTAATCAATTAATAAATAGTCCTGCTGTGTAATTTCGGTGTATAGTTCTATTTCAATAGTTTCGTCTAGCATTTCATCCTCATCAATACTGTCCTCATCGTCATAAAATTGTGCGTCTTGTTTTAGACATTTTTTGCACAATTCAATATCCTCATCATCTAGTAATAGCCTGTCGCATGATTTGCATTTCATAGTATATTTACCTCTAATGGTTTAGAACAATAATAAATCGTCTAAATCTAAGCCCGACTTAATAGCAGCATCCCTAGCCTTGTCTGCTGTATGAAAATTAACATACTCTCGCATTGAGGCTGTGTTTTGGTTTTGCCATTTATTAGCCCAATATTCTTGATCCTGATATAACTCGTATAAGGCTAGCTTGCTTTTTAAGGCTTCTTTAGTTTCAATTATATCGGGGTTTTTAGCGTACCCTCTCTCGTAGATATGATCCTGTGGATTTTCATCCTGTCTAGCATATCTCAACTGGTCTTGTAGCAAGTCCCTATCCTGCTGGTCTATGACAATCATGCCATGATCTGTAGTTAAAATTAAATCGCCTGTCTCTTGGTTTATTTCAAATTTAAGCATTTATTCTATCCTTTGGCTTTGTATTAATTCTATTTGCTTGAGTAACTCTTTAGACTTCTCAACCGCTAGACTGATCTGTAAAAACTCATCTGCTAAAAACATGTCTTCAGGGTCTTCGTTTAACTTACGCTGTGTGCGCCAATAACTTAGATGTAATAAGTCTAGGGCCTGATAAACGTGCTTAGTGATATCATATTTATTGATAACCATTTTTAATACTCCCTTACTTGTCTTAATTTCATACGTTTCTTATACCCTATGCTTTGATAGCGGCACAAGGCGATATAGTCGGTGCTGGAGTAGACTTTGGAGTCTAATAGACCTGCTATATACCAGTAAAATGAATCCTCATTAGACGGCTTTATTAAGCGTCTAAAGGCACTGTCCTTTAATACGCTTCTCTTCATATCGACCACCCTAGCAAAACCCCTGATATTAAGGCAAACCAAAGGATTCCACCCGTTAAGAATAAAAACACCTCTTCAGTGTCTATTGTCTTAATCCATTGTTTAATTTTAAGCATTTTTTACCACCACCTCTAAGCTTGTGAATTTATAGACTTTAGGGCCGCTAGCAAATCTAACTAGCACTTGCCCCGTGTCTCTGTTTATCGACCCTATTATACCATAGGGGTTGTTACCGTATTCTAATTTGACCACATCACCTGATCTATAGTCATTTAGATTGTGATTTTTCATTATTCTGGAATCCTATAATTTATATAAGTTTCAGTATGTTTAGGCGTGAAATTACGATATTCAACAACGAGTTTTAATGACCTTTCGCCCCTCTCTAAACGTAAGGGATCATCACTTTCCTTATAGTGCCAATCGTGTTTTGTTAGCAGTTCTTTATAGTCTGATAATTTCATTTTTTATTGTCCTTTGTTGTTAAATATTTTATCTACAATAACGCCACCTAAGACCATGCAAGTTAATGCAATATAGGCATCATCTGTAAACACAGAAACTAGAACAAGGGCGATAAACGCCCCTGTAAAAAATCTAATTATAATCATAAGCTACCCTTTTGCATATTGCATCATAAACCGTATATGCTCAAGCCTAGCAGCCCCTTTACGACTTGCTAGATTACCTAGCCATATAGCCACATCGTTACCTGACTTGCCCACCCCGCACCATATGCCCTTAGTTTCATACTTGCCGTCTTTACCTGCGGTTATCCATTGTCCTGCTTGTAAGCCTTTCCTTTGCTCTTGTGATAGTGTCCATATGTCCACAGTCTTTTGATATTTAGCCATTTTACTTGATCCTTTTAATTAGTTTATGAGTTCTTTTGACGACCCAAACACAGACCGAAAAACAGATAATAGGGACGCTCAAAATAAGCGCGAGTAATGCTATTGTTTCTATCATCTTAAAATACCGCCTTATCATCTAAGTATACGATACCTTTACGGGTACATACATCGACCCTCAAGGCCCTTAGACGGCTCATAGTGGTTCTAGTGGGCCATTTACGCAGAGTCGTTACATTGGCCCTCGCAGTCTCGGTTTCATGGTCATAGGTAGCAATATGGTGCCCATGTAAGTAGATTAAAGACTCATCATAATTGGCCCGATACTCTACCCCTGTATTGTCGTGCTCCCATACACGATGTTGATTTTCTATAGCAGTCCACATTAGTTTTTCAATTAAACGCATTATTTTGTTCCTTTTTTTAGATTAATTATTAATTCTCTGGCATTTTGTACACTTGAAAAAATACCATAATCACTAAATACAGCGGCCATCATTTCAGGATCATTGGAGACTAACGCCTCTTGAAAATTAAAATCATACTGTATTTCATCGGTTAATACTTTAAATTCGTTATCGGTCATGGTTTAAACCCCTCAAAAGAGTAGACATAGGGGTCTTCTATAAACCCCTCTTCGTAAAAATAGGTTAATGCCCTTTCCCTAGCATCTAACAGACAACCTATGTGGAAGTCGTTAAAAGTGTCCGTTAAATTACCGTTTTTATAGACATAAAACAAGACACTGCCAGACCAAGTTATTTGGTGAAGGTCTTCTGTTTCTATTTCAAAAGTAGTATATGTTTTCATTCGTCAGACTCCATTTCATCTATTGTATAACCGTCTTCTTTACCTGCTTTGATAACGTAGTCTACTAACTGCGTCCAAGTCGTAAACTCTTGGGAACCTGTATATAATTGCTCTAATTCCTCTCCAGTATTCCAATTACCAACCATGCTAACGGTCGCATATTCTGACATGTGACCGTAACAATCTATATTCTTAATTCTAATCATTTTGTACTCTCCTAAATATTATAAAGTTAAATAGTGGCGTATATGTTGCCAGTTTTAAAGGATTGCGTATAGCATTGGTCTGAGGGTATAGAATCAACCTTTATGAATTTACCTACATCAACCCTAGTCTCATCGGAATTAAAGAAACTAGCTCCACCGTATGAGGACACTCTTAATACTGCGTCTTGATCGTATCGGTCAAAAGCTATATTTTTTAAACTTGTAAAGCCTAAGCCGTCTCTTAACGTAATCATATAAGATTGTTCTCGTTCACCTTCCCAAGACCCCTCGCATACTTCATATTTAAAACCCTTCAATTCTAGATAATACTCAAACTCTTTACGGGTCTTATGTAGTTCTAATTGGGTCTTGTTTGGTCGGTCTGTACTCATAATAATCTTAGTCATAATTTAATACTCTATTTGGTTTAACTTTAAAGTGACTCTAATAGGGGGATCTATTGAGCCACTATAAAGGTAAACAAAACGTACGCTTCTCGTTACACTCCAGCGACCGACTATTAAAGCCGTTACAACCCACCGATGAGGTCAGACTAGATCCAAGCTTTAGGGGCTCTAGATGGGTCGGTTAAATCCCATACAGATAGAATAGCAGGTATAGTAATCGGTGCGCTCTAAATACGACACCTGAATACCTAAACACGACACAGCTATAAAATATATTAGTCCTACTTATATAGGTACAATAGTTAACTAGACAAATGATAAAAATATAACTAGACAAATGATAAAAGTATGGAAATGCTCTCTAACGAATAAAATAAGTTAGTCTATCCTAAGATATAGACCTAAGCTAAAACCACTCATAAGACAATCTAGGGCCCTTAATGGATATATAGACTTGATACCTGATCAGTATGTTCTAGAATCGACACTTATCTAAACGCGACTTGGTACAGATATTGCATACTTAGCAACAACCATGCCAACAATAGACAAACAACCTATACAATAATCATGCCAACATTAGCCACACTAGATTCATTAGCTATACAATAATCATGCCAAGAATACCACGCTCATAGGTTCTTTCTCTTGTCAATTCTGGGCGCATATGTGACCCATGAGTCAGGCCGTGACTATCAGACACACTCTGGTCACATTGTGACTATCGGGCTGCCTTTGGTCATTCCGTGACTATTCGGCACTCTCTGGTCACATTATGACTCACAAGTCATGGGGGGGCCCCTGTGGTGAGACAGTAATAATGTATACAGGCTCATAGGCACATGGGAGGGAAAATGAGGAAATAAGAGGAAGAGGTATAATTAAGAAGTCAAGCATTAAGTGGATATTTAATAGGACAGAAGTAGAATCTGTAGACCAAACAGACTGTATTGAGGAGGAGGACTAGATTAGACTTGACTTATGTTAATAAATATGTTATAATAGTACATTAGTGTCTTAGGGACGCTTTAGAGTAATCCTTTAAGAGTTTACAATAATAATAAATATAATAACCAAACTCCATCGGTAAGTATCACACGGGTAGAGCTATGTCACTAAAGTGATAAATCGCAACTACCTTATTGTATGTCTATAACTATTAGAATCCCCGTTTAGGCGGTCAAGAATCTAGGTCATTTAATGAGTAAATCAACAGAAGAATTAAGTCCTCGTACTGGAAAGAAAAAGACTAAACATAAAGGAAGTTCATTACTCTATAAGGGTATGCCTCCTTTAAATCCAGCAGGAAGACCTAAAGGAAGTGTCGGTAAGTACACCCAACTCTCTAGAGAATTAATGTCTGAGAGAGGGCCTGATATAGTCAATAAGGTAATTGAGTTGGCTATGGAAGGAGATACTACATGTCTGAAGATGTGTCTGGATAGAATACTGCCCCCTAAGAGGGATGTTGAAGTTAAACATGAAGGTGGTCAGGCTATAAACATCACTGTAGCTCAGTTAGGCAATCAAGCTCAGGATGCCATAGAACACGTAGGTGGTCAGGTTATAGAACACAGCCTATCTAAATCTATTGCAAAGAGTAAAAAGAAAGAGGACAAGGCATACGATGCTATAGTAGTGTCTGTTCTAGAAGAAGACGAGAATGAGTGATATACAGGTAAGTCTAACTCCTGCACAGATGGAGATATTTAACTCACCAGCTCGTTTTAAAGTAGCAGCGTGTGGTAGACGTTTCGGAAAGAGTTACCTTGCAGCGTGGACGTTATTGATTAAAGGTCTAGAGTCACAAAGCAAGGATATATTCTATATAGCCCCTACCTTT